CACTATTGAACACATTCTTCCGTTTTAGGAAATCTGCATCCTCATCCCGCATATAAGGCACGGGAGTTGACTCTTTGTCAGGCATCGTGAACTTCATGTCATACTTCGCTAGAAAATCTGCGAAAGTAATATGGTTGAACTCGTCAAACTTACGTCTGACAGAGCCCTTGACATCGTCACCGTACGTGCCAATGGCACAGGCGTCCCTAAAATTGAGCTTAGTGTCCGGATAAACACTATAAAAACCAGCTCGAACTAAAAGGGAATTCACTACCGAATTGATATAGACAGTCAGATTCTGTCCAGAGGGATTAGATCCAATCAATTGTAACAGTGTCCCATTATAAGCCATAACTGGATAACAAACATCTGTGGCGATACCTCGCATGATGGCGAGGTCGTCACGACTATAATTTCCAGTAGCTTTTGCGATCTCAATAAAGATGCTAAAAGCAGCTAGGGTACACTGGACTGGCATACGTAAATCGTACTTACTGTAATCGCCAGCCAAAATTCGGTCGGTACCGAATTTAGTAATATGGGCCTGAAACTGCTCCCATTCTGGGCCTTGGGCATTTAAGCCTACAGCACATTCAGAGAGAAGTGGATAAATGGATAAGAGTCTTGCAATAGGTAAATAATACTTCCTAATAAAGAGCTGCAAGACAATCGGCGCACTTTGAAATACGCGCACCTTCTCCTTTTCAAGAGATGTAGGCTCATCCTTAAGACAAGCCTTAAAAATGGGGTAAGCTCTCTCCCCCTTAAGGTAAACTTCTTCGATTCTATCGTACTCATCCCAAAATTGCTTATCAAGCTCAACTGGGAAGGATACTTCCGGGAAATCCGCTGGGTCCAAAATGGTTAAGTATTGCGACTTAGGTCCTGATAATGGAAATCCAACTGACGTTTTCGGGGACATTTTGTCAATAAATCTGACACCGTCCTTTCCCGCCAATACCTCCATGCGTGTTAGAGGTTTAATGGTTTTTGCTAGCTTTGAATCTGCTAGTAGATCTAAAAGTGGCTGTTGATAATCAACAACTGCTCGTGAAAGCAGATTACCTGGAATTCCCACAGAAGGATTAGCGGAATATTCCAGTGAGGCTTGCCAAGGCCTCCAACTCTCGGAATGCCCATT